GCCCAAGCAATTCCAGTTCCTGTTGAAGACAAGAATGTTCCTGCTGCGCCAGTAGATCCGCTTGCAGTAATTGTTCCTGTAATAACTGGGTTAGAAATGGTTGGGCCAGTTGCAAACACAGCAGGACCTGAACCAGTCTCATCGGTTAAGTAAGAAGCAAAATTGGCCGAAGATGGTGAACCAAGGAAGGTTGCTAAGGCTCCAGTAACCCCATGCGCACCTGCGGTTAAAGCAGTGGCATAGTGGTTTTGAGCATCTGTAAGATCTTGAGCAGTAATTACGTGACGAACTACGGCGCCTACACCATGTGCTGCGGCAGTGCCAACAGTATTAGAACCTAATCCAGCGTTAGCGCGGCTAATTGTAACGGTTGTGCCAGAGACTGCGGTTACTTGTACCAATTCCTCTGTAGCAGTATTGTAATCAATTGCTAATGTAAAAGGATAATTTGGTGGATAACCAATTGGTGATGTGCTAAGAACCATACTTGTTGACCCACTTGTAATTGACGCAGCAAGTGTGTTATCAACAGCAGTTGCGCTGTAATATCTTGTCATTGATTATCCTTTAACTTGTGTAGTGCGTGCGAGGTGGGAACTGTGCTTCAAGACGACGAATTTCAATTTGTAGACGTGCTTGGTAAAGATTTTGAATAGCACGGCCAATATTGACTGCTGATCCAATTGGATTGGATTGACTCATAGCATCTGCTTCAGCGGTTAGTGCTGGTACACGGCCAAAATCAAGGTACATAGCAGTACGATATGCGGCTCCAAGAACAATTACTTCACGTGCTGAATCTGATAAACCAGTCATAGCAAAATCATCGTTGTCATATTGAATAACAGTTGGCTTTTTTGTGTAAGTTACCATGACGGGACGACCAGGGATAATACCCTCACGGATAGAAATGGTCTTACCACTGTTCCATACCAATGGGTTAGCAGTACGATCTACACGATAATGACGAATAGGCAACCATTCTTTAGAAGGTCCAATGGTTCGCCATGAGGCAGCCAATACATCTATACATTCATCTGGTAGAACATAAGTTGTTACCGCTGCTTGAAAGTTAAAAGTTGTGTAATAGGTACCAAACAAATCAGGATATACAGCATCAATTGCTTGTTGTAAATTGCGACGAATTACTGAACGTGGAAATGATGGTGTAATTGTTACTCGTGTACCAGCCGTATGAACCGCAGCGGTTGTATCACGAAAGCCACGACCATATGCTGGAATAGTGGCTGTGTTGGTTGTACGGTCAAATGAATCAACCCAAATCAACTCATCGTCAATTTCAACCAAACCACGGGTTAGGACAGTTCCATCAGCAACAGTAAAAGTTAGGTCTGTTACTGCCACTGGTGCGGTTAGGTAGGTTGCTTGATCCTGGCGATTGGTATAACCAGTAAGTGATAAAGCAGTTTCATCAATAAGATCTACAAATAAAGTCATGACGCAATGCTCGCAGCCGCTAGATTTTCGCCAAGGCCGTATGTCCCAGCAAATTTATTAAGAATGCCTTGCAATTCAAGATAAGGATTTGCTACTGAATTGCGTTTAGCATAAAGGTAATTAAGTGCGCCCACAGTATCCAATGGAGTTTTTGTAGCCGCCCACACGTTGGCAGCACCTTGAGTATCAAGAGTTGGTACACCATTAAGCAATGTACCTGCAAGACGATTCATGCTGTACTGTAAACTTGGAGGCGTCGTCATTTATTTACCTTTCGTTAAATGTATTTTAATTACTTTGTTGGCCAGGTAACTGTGCCGCCGACACCTTCGTAAAGACCTTCTGGTGTAGCAGTTGGCTTACCTGTTAATGGTCCTACTGGCTTAACTGAATTGTTGTTGCATCCGCATTCCATACACATATTATTTACCACCCTTTTTCTGAGGCATTGCTACCTTCTTTAGATTTGGATTTGCTTTCTTTGCTGCTGGTGAAGCCTTACGAGTTGATGAAGCAAGAATTGCTCCAGCAGACTCCATTGAATATCCACCTTTTTTGGCAATTGATTTTTGAGCGGCTTTAAAGCCCATGCCCTTTTTTGCTGCCGCCATTTACTTTGCCTTCTTAATTTTTGTTACAAGGGCTTTATCCATTTTCATGTCAGCCTTTGCTGATGGCTTCTTTTTATCCATTGCAACATCTGCCTTTTTAAAGGCTGCTTTCTGCGCTGGCTTTAAACCTTTAGTAACTTTTGCGTCTTGCTTCTTATCATTCATAGCCATTAGATAACTCCAGTTTCTTTCATTACAGAAGCAGTTTGCTTAGTAATCTTTTGTGCAGCAGGCATAACTCCAGCATCAAATGCTGTACCTAGTTTGTCGCTTGCTTCTTTGGCTTCAGCCACTGCCTTCATGGTTGTACCAGCAGGTTGTATGCCCTGTGAACGAGCATCTGCATAAGCGTTTAGTTCAGCATCCCATTTCTTTTGAGACATAGAACTAGCACGCCCAGCATCACCAGTATTAAGTTCTAACGTCCTGATTTTGCAAGCAAAACAGCCGTCAATATAATCATCATGGTTATTATGATCCGATGTTGCTTCTGGATAAATTGGTAATGTGGTATACGTTTCATGGCATTCGCCACACCCGTATTTAACAGGGATAGTATTGTATTTTTCATCAAAGCCCCATTCAAGAACTTTGCTTGTGTGTTGATGCTGCATTCTTCACCTGTCTAAAAAAATCTAAATTGCGTTGAATACGATCTGTTTCTGGACCATTGCCTACTATCGCTTGTGTAGCGAAGGCTATTGCTTCATCAATATGCTTGAGGTTATAAGCAGCGATTGATGCAAGGTCATAGGCTTTCCAGTCCCAGATTGCTGATTCGTAGCAATAGTGGGTTGAACGAGTACGTTCCATAACGTTAATAGAAGCATCTAAACATCTGCTCCAATTTTGATTACGGTAAGCATGGATTGCTACTCCATACCATGGTTCGCCTTGTGTGGGAAGAATTTGTACGCCTTTGTCATACCATTCTTGGGCTTTTTGCTCATCACCTAATTGATGACTTGCTTCTCCTGCCCAACGGCAAACAGCGGCTTGCTCTACATCCCAACCATTAAGGGGAATTTGTTTCTCAGCGGATGAGATAACATCTTGCCATTGTTGGTGGAAATAATATTCGCGGCACATGTAAGTCCACATACGTGGATCATGCGGCAATTCTTTAACTGCAATTTTAAGTAAATCTAAATATTGTTTACGGGATTTAGTTTCATCTGGCAAATGTTTAATAACAGCATCTCGTATGTCATTGTCTTTTACTTCACCATTGCCATACCATAGTTGTACTTCGTGGCAAGGATATTTCCAATGCCATCCAAAGCGGGAATGTAATCTATCTCGTTCCCATTTTTGACCAGTATCCATACTAATCCAACCAAGTTGTGTGCCTGGCTTCCATTTGCTACGAACTTTTTGGAAAAAATTTTCTTCAGGTACTTCATCCATATCCAAAATAACGCACACATCAGCATCTGCTGGAACAAGTGCTAGTGCCGCATTTCGGGCTACATCAAACCGAAAAGGATCTAAATGAATCTGATAAACGGTTATACCCAGTTCACGCATTTTATCTTGACTACCATCGGTAGAACCTGTATCAACTACAATGCGATAATCCGCATCTTTTGTAGCCTTTGCGTAACGCTCAATATGTTTAATCTCATTTTTACAAATGGAATAAACTGCTATCTTAGGCATAGCCTATTCTATCACATGGCTCCAAGCCATAGCATATCAACTAACGCTGACGCGCTTGCACCTGTTGCTCCCGTGCTTCCTGTAGAACCAGTTGCCCCTGTTTGTCCAGTAGCCCCCGTCGCTCCAGCCTGACCAGTGCTTCCAGTATTACCTGTTGACCCTGTTGGTCCTGTTGGGCCAGTCGCTCCCGTAGACCCTGAACCTGTGGCTCCTGTGGCTCCTGTGGCACCTGTTACTCCTATTCCAGAAGTTTGACTCCAAAGAATTGAATCTGTACCAATGCGTAAAGAGCCATCAGAGTTAGAACCAGTATTGTATTGGATCCAAGATGTAGCAGCGCCTGCTGTACCAGTAAGAACATATACATAATCGCCTGGTTCAACTTGTAAAGTTACTGAGTTGTTATAGTCAGTTGCGCGAGTTAATCTCCAAGTAGTGGCTGCGCTACCAGCACTGGTAATTGTGTAAATACCATTTTGCGTAGCAAGTGTTTGGTTCTTGACCAAAACACGCGTGTTGCTTGGAAGTGGTGTATTAAAAGTTGTGCCATCTACAACAAGGTAGCCATTGGTAGTAGCCTGTAAATAGGCTCCAATGCCCGTACCGCTTTCTGTATCAGAAGAACCAGCAGTGTATGTAGGCGTACCCGCTAAAGCCGTTGCAGTGGCTATTTCAACCGATGCGTGGGCATTTTGTGTGCCTGATGGACCTGTAGGTCCTGTTGATCCTGTAGGGCCTGTAGAACCAGTATTGCCAGTGGCACCAGTGGCACCAGTAGAACCAGTATTGCCGATAGCACCTGTCGCACCTGTATTTCCTTGAGAGCCTGTATTGCCTTGAGAGCCTGTCGCTCCAATGGCCCCTGTAGGGCCTGTGTTGCCCTGTGAGCCTGTATTACCAGTCGCCCCAGTATTACCTGTGGCTCCAGTATTACCTATTGCTCCAGTAGGTCCTGTTGGACCTGTTTGCCCTTGCGAACCAGTAGAGCCAGTATTGCCGACACTGCCAGTAGGACCAGTGCTACCCGTATTACCTTGCGCACCAGTTACTCCTGTTGACCCTGTGGATCCAGTAGGCCCTGTGCTGCCTGTACTACCTGTAGATCCAGTAACACCTGCGGATCCAGTACTACCGACATTGCCTGTGCTTCCTGTAGATCCTGTGGATCCAGTTGGGCCAGTCTGTCCTTGGCTTCCTGTATTACCTTGGGATCCTGTAATAGATGGTCCAGTTGGTCCTGTTGCACCGCTTGCTCCTTGAATGCCTTGAGGACCGACAGGTCCTAGTTCAATAACTTGATTTTCCTGAATAGCCACATTGTAAACATTTGTGGTTGTAGGAATTAAAACTGTTGAAATACTATTGACTGTGCTAGTCATTATTGTACCACGCTTGCCTGTACGACAAATGCGCCTTGAAGAATTTGATACACATTGTTTGCTGAATCTGTGTAGTTAATTGCATAAAAATAGTTACCAGCGGCTAACGCTGTTGTTTGAGCAGGGGTTAGTGTAAAAGTTACTTGACCAAGACCAGCGGCAATTGTTGCCCGTCCATTGGCTACAGACATTTCTGTAATAAGGTTGTTGCTTACATCGCGTACTTGCATATCAGCATTGTAACCCGTTAGGTTTACAGCAAGGTTATCAATATTCCAAATAGGAGCAAGTGTAAAAGTTGTACCTTTAATAACAGTAATATTATATCTGCCTGGTGTCACTTTATCTCCTATGCCGTTGTGGTTATGCAGTAGCCATAACCGCCATTTGTTAAAATATCAACTTCAGTTTGAGTAATGACATATTCATGTCCACCCAAATAGCAGTAATCTGCTGCTTGTGTTTCATCTACTCCAGGTGTACGCTCACGTACAATGGCTGTGCCATAGACAAGAATGCTGTCTCCACGTGCAATTTTATAGCGCCAAAACAAACGACTAAAACCTGCTGGTGATTCATTCACCGTAGGCGGTTTAAAGATGTATGTCATGGCTTCCTTTCGTTGGGTGTTGTCACCTGCCCCCACGTGCGAGAGCAGGTAACAACTAACTCAAATTATGAGTTGTGGATGCTTGAAGTTGATTCCAAGCGAAACAATGCAGCGTCACGGTAACGGCTCCAGCCGAGTACACCGTACCAACCGATTGGACGGAAACGCATTAACTTGTCAACAATTGGTCCGAAGATAACATGTGGCTCTTCAGCAACTGCTTCTGCAAGTGCTTGCTTTCCAGCGACGAGTGTACGGAATACACGAGTACCGCCAGTAGCATATGTATAACCAGATGTACCAAAGGTACCTGTGTTACCTGTTGAACCTGTACCATCAGTTGTGTTGAACAAACGTGGTGATTCTACGAACATAGAACCTTCGTATGTTCCGATAGTGCCTGGCCAAAATTCTGACGCACCATTCTCTGCATACTTATGGTCATCGCGCCATCCGCCTGCTCCTGTTTCAGAGCGTAGGTCGTATGAAACTTCTGGGTGGATACCAGTCCAGTAGTATTCTCCTTGGCGTGGAACAGCCTTGTTAGCACGCAACTTAGCAACTGCAGTACGGATCATTGCTGCTGAGATTACGTCAGTTCCAATGATTGACTTCTGTGTTGTTCCGTTGGTGTAAGTTCCAGCGTATGTTGAAACGATTGAGCCGCCTACCTTAGCAATTGCGTTTGGTCCGCCAACGAGGACGTTCAAAACGTTTGTGTCAAGTGAGTCAGCCATGTTAAAGGCGATGATGTCAGCAATTGCTGGGTCAACATCTGATAGTGAGAACAACTCCAACTTACGTGTAGCAAGTGAAGCGTTTCCATATTCATTCAGAGCGACTGAAACAGTTGTTGTGTTGCCTAGGGCTACAGCATCTGGATCAACGTCTTCTGAAAGTGGTGCTGTTACCTGTGATAGGTCTGTGTAAATCTGGAATACTACAGACGAACCAGGCATAGCCTGTTGTACTGGACGCTTGTCCGCAACGTCGCGGATAAGAGGCACAGCACGGAGAGCGAATTCAACATAACGGTCATAGGCTGCGTTGACTAGGGAAGTACCTAGGGAACCGCCTGATGTATCTGTATATGCGTTGCTCATGTGTCACCTTCTTTCTTTAGGGTTTTTGTGCGATGGATAGAATTAACTACCGACGGCGTTGGCTTACATTTCCTGTTAACGCATTTAGATCTTCTATAGATTTTGCACCAGCGACTTTGGCCATAAGGTCTACGTCGCGTGTAGGTGCTGATGCGTTTTGAGTAGCGGCATTAATTCGTTGATACGATGCCTGATTTGCTGCCTTCTCTGGGTCGGTAGGAGCAGATTCACCTGCGGGTGCAAAGCCGAATACATCGGCATTTTCTGCAAGCCATGAGTCAATCTGTTCTGGCGTACTGACGTCGCCTGGTATAAACTTGGCTACCTTGTCAGGTACGCCTTTCGTTGCCAATACTTCCTTGACGGAACGACTGCGAAGATCTGATTGAATCTGGGCAAGTTGTTCAGATAGTTCTTTCTTTTCACGCTCTGCTCTTTTCAAAGCCTTGCGTAGATTGGCGGGACCATCTGATTGAACTTCTTGTTCCACATCTAGATCGTCTTCTTCGTCTTCATATTGGTTTGCCATATGGCACTCCCTTTCATTGATGGATGCGTAAGCCGCAACTTCACCCAGGGGAAGGTTAATTGGCTCTTACTACCAGTCTTAATACGCGTCATCTATGCTGGTCAGTAGTGACGGATTTTATTTACTGTAGTCCGCTTGTATCTCGTGGACCTAGGCTGCCAGTAACGGCACCTGCTGAACCGCTGAATGCTGATGCTTCAGCAGTCTTAAGTAAGTTAATTTGTTGCTGCGCTGCAGCAGCGCCTGTGGTATTAAAAGTTGCGGCTGTAAGTGCTTGACCAACGTTTTGTGGGCCAGTAATTCCTGCTCCATAACGACCAGCAATTGATTGAAGTGCTGGTTGTTCTGCTGCGATAGCCTGAAAACCTTGTTGGGCTTGAGATTGTGTAACACCTTGTGCAGCCAATTGCATTTGAAGTGAATTGTTATTAAGCAATCCGCCACCTTGTACATTGCCACCAGTATTACCAACGGTGATTGCTACACCAGCACGGGCTGCTTCTGCAGCGATTGTTGCTGCGTTATATTCTTGTTGAATAACAGGTGCTGTAACGGTTGGGTCAAGAAGGTGTGAAACAAGTGATGATTGACTAAGGCCAAATTGAGATTGNAANTGAGCAATAACTGCTGGATCTTCATTTTGTATTGCAGATGTAGCGGTTGATACGCGTGAAGCCACCTCTGCTGGAGAAACATCTTGCGCCATAAG